GTATTCGCTCTCACCTTTAGCCATCTTAGAGGCATGCATGTGTTGAGCGTCTGCCATCGCCATCTTTGTTTCTTGTTTTTTCTTATAGATGTGCGTTGCAGCATTTAACCCTAATTTAAGAGCACTAAACCACATAATTTTTTATATCCACTTAGCTTTTTTAGATTTTTCAGCTAACATTCGCTTAGTTCCTCTAACAGTAACCTCTTCACCAGTAGCGATAAGGTTATAAGCTTTGTCTGCAGTAGTTTTAGATCTTGGATCTATCTCAGTTTTCTCTTTTGGAGTCTGGATGTCCATGATTTTATCTAATTTTTCCATTTTTTCTCCTTATGTTTAGTTAAATTAGTTTTCTTTTCTTATAATGTCAACTTTTGGCATCAATTGATCTGCATTTGGTAAGGTTTTACTCAAAATTGTTTTTTCAATTGATGTATCAGCTCTTAATTGAGCTAATTCTTCGTTCTGATCTAGTTTTTCATCAGTATTTTGTTGATTCATCATCGCTCTCATCTTGTCTAAATCAAATCTTCTGTCTGATTCATCTTTTTTACGAGCATTTTCTTGTGATCTGATGTCTAATTCTCTGGCTCTTAGTTTAGCAAGAGGGTCATTTCCAAAATCACCAAGTAATTTTTTCTCTTCCTTCATAAATTCTTCCATCATTTCTGCAATCAAGACAGCTTTTCTAGATTCTATCTTCATATTTAATTCCATAACCTGTTGTTGGGCTCGTGGATCTTGCATCATCTGTGGATTTTGTTGCATTTGTTGTAGTTGTAAAATTTCTCTTTGGAATTCCATTTCAACTTGCTCTAACGACATCAACGATATGTGCTCAAAAATGTTTTTCTGCAGTGATGCCATCACTGGAGGATTGTTTCTTGCCATGTTCGTTGCCATAAAATTTAAGTGAGCAGTAATATGAGCTTGATGATCTTGTCCTTTGAATGCTTGGAACGGTTGACCACCTAAAGCTTGTATATGTTCTACCGCAGGATCCATTGGCATAGGTCTTTGTGGTGTCTTCAAGATGCTGTCAATGTTTTTTACACCTAAAGCTTCGTACATATTTCTGTACGCTTGATACATATTATGAAGTTGTGGGTTTGATGTTGCCAGCTGCAGCTCCGTTTGGGCAATAGATATTCTTTGGGATTGAGAAAAGATATTTGGATCTGCAACTGGAATGATGTCAACTTTGTCATCGAAGTCTTGTTGTTTGATCATTCTCTGACCACCCACGACATCGTAAGGGTATTCTTGAGGTAGGTATAATTTAAATACTCTTGCCATCAACTTAAATTCATTTTTAAGTGCAGCATAAATTCTTTTGTGGATCGCTGACATTGTTCTCGATCCACGTTCCAACAGCGCTACTGTCGTGCCCACTGCCGCTTGTTGATTACCCTCTCCTATCTGTAAATCAGCGATAGATGCGAAACGCTGACCAGCTGAAACCACGACACCCATAAGTTGTAACAGAGTTGCAGACGGCTCCTTGAATGGTAATGTCATAAATGAATCACGGATATTTCCACCCGGTGCGTCTACGTCTCTAAATTCTCCTGGCTGTATGGATTGAGCATCATCTCTAATTCTAATACCACGCATTTTAAATCCTGCAGGTAAGTTTGATAATGTTCCTGCATCAAGCAATGATCTCAAAGCTGATGTCGCTGTTCTTGATAATCCACCGATCATGTGGATCAAACCAAATCCGTAAAAACCTAAACCAGGTAAAAATTTAAAATGTACAAAGTATGGAATCTTTTGTTTCTTAGGATCTGCTACTTCGTAGTTTCTTCTAATTGATAATATTTCTCTTGAACCTTCTTCAACGGTTACAATGTATGGAAGTTTTATTCCTGTCTCAGCACCATCAGGCCCACGGTCCTCGAACCCTTCTAAATCTAGATTGACATGAAATTCTAATAACGTGTAAACATCTTCGTTGAAAGTTCTTTTTGTGCCTTCCAACATTCTTTCTTTTTTCTCGACTTCTGTTTCTTGTGAATATGGTTTTGGTAATTCTATGTCTCTATAAAAACCACCTACTTGTTGTTTCCTTAGTTCATTCTCCGAAATCTTCAGACGATGGATCACGGCCTCTGCATCTTCTAATGAAGTTGCATTGTATGGCACGATCAAATCATCTGCCGGTACAAATTTAGAAACCGTTCTGCCTAAAAGATCATCATAGTAAATTTTCTTAAAGGCAGATCCGGAAAGAGGGAGATAAAAAAGCATTTGATCAAACTCTGGTTCGTACTCTTTCATCACATCCATGAGTTGATAGTTCATGAATTCTTTAACTCTGTTTGCTTGGTCATTCTTTTGTGGAGTCGGTGCTCCAACAGTTTGAGTTCTTACAGGGCCATTTGCAGGTAACAATTCTTTAAATGCCAATGCTTGAAATTGTGTAACCGCTTCAGCAAGCACAGGGTGTGTGGCACCACTTGCACCTTGGAACGGTTCTGTTTTTTGTTCATACTTAAATCCTAAAAGATCTAAACCTTTTGCGTAAGTATCTTCCCAATCTTTTCTTGAAGCTTTGTAGTCTGTATAATTTTGTACTAATTCTGAACCAAGAGGATTTAATGTTTCCTCCGGTAGTAACTCAGCTAAATTGTCAAAGTGGCTTTCGCCTTGCTCTTGGCTAAATGCTCCCGGTTCAAAATTAATTTCTACACCACCATCTTCTGTAGGTGTAATTTCCGTGTCACCCGCATCAGGCAACTCTTCTCTAATTTCTATTTGCTCTTCAATCTGTTCTTGCTGCCCAGGTATTTCAACCTTTTTGTTTGGCAGGCTTTTGTCTATTGCCATACTTTTTCTCCAATCTTACCTCTTTAACAGTATTGTAATCAATATTCAAGCCTTCTGATTGTGGTCCTGATTTAGGAGGAACTGTGGTTGTTAATTTTTTATATTTACTAGGGTGTTTAAATACGAATGTCATTACCAATAATATGAGTACCTTTTCTTAGTTATAGGCTCATCCCTAAAGTCGTCTGGATGAGAGATTAGTCCACCATCTCTGAATCTCATGATTGCTTGGGTAGTGGAGTCGACCAAGTCATCATGTTCACCGTACGGAAACGCAGCACACTCTTCAATTACTTCCTGTGCAAATTCTCTATTTTTAGGAGCAAAGATTCTACCAGATTCAAATAGAGGTGCAACTGAGTTAACTCTTGCATGTTTATCATTTCCACGATTCGGTGTAAAGTCTGCAACAGGAATTCCCATACGTCTTAACTCAAAGATCAATGGCAGTCCTGCAGCTTTAGCTTCAATTAAAACTGTTTCTGGTTTCCAATATTGATATTGCTCCATAGCAATTCTTTTTAATTCTGGAAATTCAAATCTACCTTTTAAAGAATCAATTAATATAATTGATTGTGGTGAGTCTTCATCTTCTCTAAACACACCCCACGTAGTGATTGCAGAATAGTCGGCAGTTTGTTTTTTTAAGAATGCAGTATCGTAAGATTGTATAACGTGATCTAGTATTGGCATTTCATCGCTTTCCCAATCTCGCCACCACTCTCGTTTGATCAAAGCTCCTTCGTCCGAGGTTGGGTTTTGCATATACTGTGCATTCCATTTGTTTACACCTGCAGATGCTTTTACAGCTTCAAGGTCCTCGAGCTTCCAATATTGTGGCCAGACAGGTTTACCTGATGGCATGATTGCAGGGAACTCTACTATTTCCCATTTGTCTGCTTTCTCTTCTTTTTGAGATTGTAATAACATTTCAGTTAAATCTTTTTTACTCCATCTTGTCATGACCAGAATAATTCTACCTCCTGGTTGCAAACGTTGACGTGGTCCTGAAGTATACCACTCGTAAGTTTTTTCAAATGCATTGGGTGAGTTTACGTCTTGCTCTGAATGTGGATCGTCAATTATAAGTAGATCAGCACCACGACCGGTCATTGCACCGCCGACACCGGCTGCGAAGTATTCTCCTTTTTCAGAAGTGTTCCAACGTCCTGCTGCCTTACTATCTTCTTGAAGTCGAGTTGGAAATAAATCTTGATACTCTTGTGAGTCAATCAAGTTTTTAGTTTTACGGCCAAAGGACACTGCAAGTTCTGCCGTGTGAGTTGCTTGAATTATCTTTAAACTCGGATCACGGCCAATCATCCACGCAGGCAAAAAATAAGATGCAAACTCAGACTTTGTATGTCTAGGTGGCATATTGATTATAAGACGAGTAAGTTCACCTTTAGCAACTCGATTAAATTTTTCTGATATAACTTTATGATGCTCACCTTCAATAAATTGTGGCCACATCCTTTTTACAAAAGATAAGAAGTCACCTCTTGCTTCTTCAGCTTTTTTATTTTCATACCCTTTTATAATATCTGCTTTCAGTCTTTCTCTAGCCTGTGCATCAGGTATTTTATTTATCTGGTCTATTGTTAGCTTCATATGGAACCAAAAAGTATTTTATAGGATAAATTATTTAAATCAAGCTATATAGGGGTATACGTTAGGATCCCTTTTGCAAAAAGGGTGATCGATAAAAATAAAAAGTTCAAATTTTCAAAACGCATTGGTACCTCTATTGGGAGGGGGAAGAGTCGGGGTGGGTCCCGCCCACATGCTCTTCTCTCTACAATCCTGGGGTGTATGCATTAGCTGCATACACCCGTAAGTTTAATTAGTTGTGACTAACCTCGTGCCATGTTCCATCTCGCTCGACTTCAGTAATTTGATTTGCATAAATCGAACCATGCTCATCGAACATTCCAACCTCAGAACCATT